CATCTCCACACCCATCTTATCGAACTCCGTATCATTCTCCATGATCCACCGATACACGGCATAGAAGACCTCATCGTCGAGGGTTTCCATGGCGTGTCTGAACTCGGGTTGTGTGTAACGGGCAGTGGTCACCATACACATCTCTACAATGACTCAACATTCTTTATGTTGTACTTGTCCAAGCGGCGTTTGATGCGCTTTCGGACCATGTCGCGTCCTCGGCGAAGTGCTTCCATATTTTCTGCTTGCTTCTTGGACAATTTACCTTTCTTGGTTTTGATGTAGGAAAGTTTCAAGAGGGCCAAGTAGGTAAACATAAGCTCGTCCATGAGTTCGCGGAGTTCCGCATCATTTCGGATTGTGGGTGACCTTCTAATATTATTAATTTTATTGATGTTAACTGTAATCGTGCTGTTTTCGGGGAGAGAATTCATACTCACAATGTTTTTGGCAACGTTGCGAATTTGATTGGCGTCCATGGTGTTATTTTTCAGCATTTCTTCGACGGCATTGGGCATCTTATTATTGACTGACATTTCTTTTAATGGGGGTGTCGGTGGCGCGTAGGGTCGGTAGGCGTTGGGGTCGAATGTATTGTTGGGCGTCGATGGTTTCCAGTTGGGATCCAGTGCAACCGAAAGCACTTCATTGAGTTCGTTGGCCAAGGTCAGGGGGTCATAATTCCTCGGAGGCGGAACCCGTACCACCGGCGGTCCTCCATTGAACATCTCGGTGTAGGGTGGATCAATTGGACTCAACGCCATCCTCTTCTTGGATGGGAGACTTGGGACGCGCTTATCCTTGGGGATACTGACCCTCAAGGGCTTGTTGTTTACAACGTTCAGTGCAGCGGTCATGATGTTGTCGACGTTCAGGGTTTTGGTTCGTCTGACGCTGCTCTGTCTGATTTCTTCCATGGCGCGTTTCAGTGCACCACTGAGATCTTTCGGGGACTTGACAAAGTTTCGCGGTCTGAACCCGACGCCACGATAGACGCGGGCAATTCCTTCTGTGATATTGACGTTGGTTCGGATGTCCCTAGGAAACTTGATGGAGATACCAAAGTCGATGATATAGATCTTGGGTGCCGCCTGCTTCATGTTTTTGTAGCCGATGTTGTCCCACTTGAGGTCGCCGTGGATGAATCCGAGACTGTGCATCTTGGTCATGAGTTTGCGAATCTGATCGTTAATCTGGGGTTCGTACTTTTTACGCATCCACCTTGGCATCGTTAAGAGGTCGCCTGAGATGCGTTCCATGACCATGTAGTAGTAGTCTTCTTTCATCTTTCCGGCGTTGTACAACTTGGGTCCGATACCGTTTTCGCCCATGATGGTGCTGATAGCAATTTCACGGTTGGCGTGATCATCGGACTTGGCGTAAAAGATCTTGACGATCCTTGACTTCTGGGGCATCACATAGACAACGCCGTAACTGCTTTCAGTGCCCAGTCGTTCTCCGAGGCTGATGCCATATTTCTCCTCGAACAAATCCTTTATCATCTACTATCAATTAAGAAATTAAAGAACATAATATGGATGAACATTGTATCCATCGATATTGGGTTGAAGAACCTTGGTATGGTTGAATTTTGGTGGGACGAGCATCCCCGACATTTCCCTGAACTAGAAAAGTGGCACAAGGTTGATTTGACGGAAATGCCTCACAAGCGGGTGGATTTTCACAAGTGTGACATACCGCACACAAATGAGATGGCAGACCTGGTGGCTCACTTTATACAGGAGTATCATCCGATCTTCGAAAAGGCGGACGTCATCCTGCTAGAACGGCAGCCACCAGGCGGTCTTCTTGAAATACAATCGCTGCTTTTGTTTAAATATCGTCGCAAGGCGCATCTGGTGAGCCCTAACTCGGTTCATGCATACTTCACGATGAACCATCTGGACTATGAGGGCCGAAAGGAACGAAGTCTGGCTCTGGCGCGTCACCGTCATCCAGGGACGATTCCCGAGACGAGTTCTCGATGGCACGACATCTCGGACGCGATTCTGTTTGCTCACTTTTGGTGCAGCCGTCAAAGAGTACCTCAGACTCCGGAGGTACAAGTGGCATTCGAAGAGTTTCGTTTGACTCGGACACCATCCTATAGCAATATTCCATGTAGAACGAAAAAGGGTTCATGAACATAAACGGTCGCATAAAACCTGGTATCTTATTTTTGTATTCGAGCCAGGTCTTGGTCCAGTGGTCTTTGTTTTCGACCCACTCAGATGGACTGGTGACGTGGATCATTTTATCCCTTTGATCCAACTTCCAGAACAGTTCCCATGCTCGTTCCATAGTATTACATCTAACGCTCGATAAACTTTTAAAAGAATAACTCAAACAAAGACAAGATGGACTTGACAAGTGAATTTTCAGCGTTACAAACGAATGTGGATCGCAAGATGAAGATCTATGCAGATCAATGTATTGAAAATGCCATAAAAGCGTTACTCATGGACAATCCAAGTCTTTACAAGCAGGACATGTACAAGACGATGGCAAAGTACCAGTGCATGTACACATGTTGTCACTTGGACAATCGCGAAAAGAAGTGTTCCACGCCGGCCGTCCTTCGTGGATACTGCGAGAAGCATGCGATGCCGACGGCTTATGAGCAGATGACAAACAACAACGCGAGACGGAGCAGTTTACCGAACCGAGTCATGCCTTCGTTCGGGTCTTAAAGAATAAACGCATCTAATTACTAGTATGGAAGGACGTTCTAAACTTCTTCTCCAGAGTCTTGAGCGGTTTTACGATGATCCCAAAAACGGTTCAAAATTACTGGATATAATCAATCACCGAATCAACGGTATTTCTCTTCGGACCATTGAGTGGTTCGTGACTAACTACGCAAAAAAGAACAACGTGAGTTACCAGAAAGAGGTTTCTGGGCGCGTATTCACAGTGCACATTGAGTACAAATCGACGCTGGAAGGTTACAGCAAAAAGTTATTCGATCCCTTTTGTCGAACGGAGCGCATCGATTTCATGGTGAACGGCGAGAACATAAAGACCACGATCGGTCAATTGAACTTTGTTCGTTGGTGCATTCAGAACAATATCATTGAGCACGCACTTAAAGAAGTGGAGACAAAGAAGACAAATGCGAAGACCCCCGACAAGATACACACCACCGACTCCACAAAAGATCCGCGAGGCGGAGGAAGCGGAGAAGTATGCCAACCACTGGCGATCTCAGGGTGAATACAAGTGGGCCGAGAGATGGGAAGCCTACGCGAAGAACTGTCTTGATTCGCGTTACGGTCAGGTGGAGCGACCTGTGAACAAGGGAGAGGAGCAGATGAGAAGAAAGTAGTTAGTTATGATAGAGATGGTAAGTGAAGCAGATTGGCATCCACAGCAGGCAGGCATCCTCAAAATATGGGGAGAGGTCGCTGCGACCTATCGGTTTCTTCACTTCACGTCCTATCAGAAATACAAAAAGATGAGTATGCGCTTTACAATTCCAATCATCATCATTTCAACGGTGACTGGAACTGCAAATTTTGCCCAGGGTACATTCCCTTCCAACACACAATCAACCGTGCCCCTAATTATTGGTGGTCTTAACCTTATTGCAGCGATCGCAACAACTATCGCTCAGTTCCTCAAAGTGAACGAGCTCATGGAGGCACACAGGGTGAGTGCAGCAACATACGGGAAGATGTCGCGTCACATGCGTCTGGAGTTGAGTTTGCCACCCGAGGAGAGGTCAATGTCGGGGCACGAGTACATCAATATGACCAAGCTCGATATGGACCGTCTGATAGAGCAGAGTCCGCCTATTCCCGGTGACATTTTGAAGATGTTCGAAAAGCGGTTTCCCAAGGAGGCACACAGTTTCGCGCGTCCCGAGATTCTTGACATCCGCGAGATCACACCCTTCAGCGAGGAGGCTCATGAGAAGTTCCAGGTCAGTTCCGCGGAGCGAATCAAGAGGGCGGCGTCGCGGTTCTTCAGCACCAAGAACATTAACTACGACGTGCCACCGCCATCGCCTGGGACGTCCAGTGTGACCTTTTCGGACGGACCCGAGGTATTCCCACCGACGTTCGAGGAGCAGAGGGTGGCGCAGACTCTTCAGGGGCTTCGTCAGCCAGAAGTGGCGACAGATTCAGATGAAGAAAATGCCACCCAAGTATAAAGATGAAGGAGGAATCCAGGAAAATCATTAGAAAGTGTGCATCTCTTTGCAAGAAATCTTACGACAAGGCTGAAATGTGTCGGGATGGTTTTCAGCCCATCAGCAGTGATGAGACCGGTCTGGACTGTTTCATCAAATCTGAAGACGGTATCACGTGGGTGGTGTTCCGTGGCACCGAGACGGATCAGTTGAATGATGTATGCACGGACCTTCTGACCTTTCGGGTGAAGACACCGTTCTTGCCCGACGAGTGCAGGGTTCATGCTGGCTTCCTGGGTCAGTACATGAGTGGTCGAACGTTAATCATCGACACGATCAGGTATATGGCGAACCCCAAGGTGGTCTGCACGGGTCACTCACTTGGTGGCGGACTTTCTACGCTCTGTGCCCTGGACGTGGAGCAGAATGTGGAGGGTGACGTGGAGACTTACTGCGTGACCTACGGATCGCCACGGGTTGGAGGTGGACACTTCCGAAACCTCTTCGACGCTGTGATCGACAACAGTTTCCGATTTGTGGATGTGAACGATCCTATCCCTCGGGTTCCTTTGCGTGCTTGGGGATTCAAACACGTAAAGGGATGTTTCATTACCAGTCCCTACGGCTACAAGCCTGACCTCGAGCAGCTCGAGGCGTCTTCGCTAGCCTGTTGTGCGGTCGCTGACCACGGGATTGATCTCTATGAAGCTGCAGTGAACTTTACGCCATCAGCTGAGCCTTGAGCAGCTCGAACTCCTCATCGGTGGTGATGATGGGAGCGGGCTTGGCGGCAGCGGCAGGCTTGGCCTCGGCGGGCATCTTAGCCTCCATCGGGGCAGGCTCGGCGGCCGGAGCGGCGGGCTTCTCCTCGACCTCGACCTCGGCGGGCACCTCGGTGACCTCCTCCTTGTCGGTGACGATCACCTCCTCCTCCTTGGGCATCTCCTCCTCTCCCTCAAGACCCTCGCGCGGCGCCATGAGCTGCAGGATCGTCATGAGGAAGAAAGAGACGGACACCACGGTAGCCCAGGTGTTGCAGCTGCCTGCGGTGAGGCAGTTGACGTTGTAGACGGCGAGCGCCCCTGACAGAGCCAGGACGGCGGCATCGAGAACACGCATGTTCCACGCCGAGGCCAGCACCGGGAGGGCGGCAGCGAAGGCGACGATCATGGCCTGCTGAGACAACTTAGGCATCTTCATGTTCATGTTCTTATTTGTAAATATCACATATTATTTTTGGCAATCCCCCACCGTTCACAGTCTTCGGCGGTAAAGTAGATGTCCTTCTTGAGCAACTTGTTCAATTTGTCTTCTGGGATTTGTGTATACTGGGTATAGATCTTGCGCAGGGTCTCCATGAGTTTGTCACAATTTTTGATTTCGTCCTTGAGTTCTTCATACTTTCCCATGGCGCCTGTGGAAAGTTGGTGGATGAGCAAGTGGGCATGAGGCATAATCCTTCGGTGCTTGGAACCCATGAGAACGAAGGTGGCTGCGCTGGCACAAAAACCATCCGCGACTGTGACCAACTTGATTTTGAGTCTCCTGAGGTGATCCATGCAACTCAGACCAGCAAAGAAGTCGCCACCATCGCTCCTGACATAAAGAGTAATCTTTGGTTTGTATTCCCTGACACTAAGAAGTTTCCTTTCCAGAGTCTTCACCTGAACAATAAGGTCGTGCATGGATTCATCAGATATTTCACCTGTGAAGTGGATATCATTTCCTATGGTGTCAATGTTGTAGTTCTCGCCACCAAACCCAGCATCACTTCCATCGTCGGACTCGTCATCTCTGGCATAGGGGCGCCTCATGATGCTTGTTATAAAAAGTCTTGCTCTCTCTCCTTTAAGACACCTTTGATGGACTTCAGGACATCATTCTTTATCTTTGTTCCAAATGATGTCTGATTGATGAAGTGGATGCCACTTGAGTTTGTACAGTATTCAGGTATGAATTCGGGTTTGTGTCTTAGAACTTGCATAGTATCTGGATCCGAACGAACCCAATGTTTTTCCAAAGATTTCTTGAGACGCATATTGAAATCCTTTGTCCACACTCTGGCTGCCGCCATCTTATTGTCTTGGATGCGATTTTGAATGATGGCACATGGATTTATCACCGCAGACAAAACAAATTGTTCGTGTATTTGTTCATTGTACATAGTTGAATACATCATATTATCCCAGTAATCTGCTTCGACGAGGTGGTCTGCAATCGCGGATGATTCTTCTATGGTGATTCCTTTGGCTTGGACATAATTTTCTTGCACGATGCCCATGCGATTTCCAGGTTCATCCATGTGCATACCGAGATAGTCATTCACCTTGAATTTTCCTTTGGTGGTTAGAACTTCGTCCATGATTTCCTTGGTAGTTTTGAACAGGTCTCTCTGGTGGAGTGTTTCCACGACCTCTTTGTTATTTTCCGGTTCCAAGGTTTTGTCTTGAATTTGAATGGTGTCCAAGTTGTTTTCACAAGGTATGAATATTCTCGAGTGAATCTTGATCCGATTCTGTTGGATCCATCGCCAACCGGGCAACTCATTTTTGATCATAGACGAATCATCCATGACAATGTCAGCCTTGCTGAATCCGATGAAACCGAAAAAGTTCTCGGTGACATTTTGAGAACGCAGGGTGTCGGTCCCCACATAGACCGCCGACGCACCAATGGTCTTGCAAATTTGTGCCGTAGACCAGCCCTTGACTAGAAATAGTTTGCCTGGCTCGCATTTATCAAAGATATTATCTTTTTTGGTTTTAAGAAACTTGTCCATGAGCAAGGAGGAGGAACAGGATTTAACTACTCAAGCGCTAGAAATGATTTTCAGTCACCCAGACATACACACGCGTCTGTGGAAACCACTCAGATTACATCTGACCTACTATTTAACTTGCACCGCAATCATTCATATGATTACTATAACCATACTTATCATCATTCTGTGGAAGATCATGCGAAGTTCACGTTACACGACCTCCTCGGCGTAGGATGCCAGGACGCCGTTCAGCAGACTGAAGAAGGTCAGCGTGAAGATCCACTGCAAAATTTCCCGACCCTGAGGAAACTGTAACTTGGTCAACTTATTCTTGCCAATATTGTAATGCACGAGCCCTTCAATGAAGAATACCAAAAAGGTAGTTAAAGCGACAACGCCAATCATTTATAATTCTGGAGATTAATATTAAGGATGCAGATATTCGTGAAGACATTGACAGGCAAAACTATTACGCTAGAGGTTGATTCCTCGGATTCCATTGACAACGTGAAGGCAAAGATTCAAGACAAGGAAGGAATCCCACCGGATCAGCAGCGGTTGATCTTCGCAGGGAAGCAGTTGGAGGACGGTCGGACCCTTTCGGACTACAACATCCAGAAGGAGTCCACGCTCCACTTGGTGCTTCGTCTGCGCGGTGGGAAGGCGATCTTCGTTTAAAGAAAAAAGGCGGAAACTAGAAAAACATGAAGACCACGACTGAGATTATGCACCAGAATCTTGGGTTGGTTCATAAACTTTCCTACAGATATCAGCGACCTGGTATTTCTAGGAAGGATCTTATTCAGGAGGGGACGTTGGGACTGCACCGCGCGATTGTCAAGTACGATCCATCCAAGGGAGTTAAATTATCAACCTACGCTTATCCATGGATAAGGTCATACATGTCAAGGTATGTTCAAAAGACCAGGAAGTCCATGGACTACCTACCGGTGGCCGAGGTATACAACCCCGAACCGGAATCGGAATCGGAATCTTTCGCGGAGGTCGAAGATATCATGGCATGTCTTTCTCATGGCGAGAGGGCAATCATATCGTACCTTTACATAAACAGACTATCGGTAGAACAAATTGCACAGATATTGAATATTGCACCAACCCAGGTTAGATGGCATCAGCAACGGGCCATCAATAAGATGCGTCAGTGTCGTCTCAAATGATTATTTTTCAATAATAGAAATGGAAATGTACGATTTGAATTCCAGTGGAGGTGGTGGTACGCCTCTGACCTACAGCCCAAGTATTCCTGACAATGGTGGTGGGACGGGTCTGAATGTTCCAAAGCCTGGAACTCAGACTGACAGAGACACTGGATACGAAGCACAAAGGGCTGCTTTGGAGCGAAAAAATAATGACACTCAACAGCAAGATAAACCGATGCAGATGAGTAGCATGGCTTTTTCCACTCCCATCTCGGATCTCGAATATGAGGAGCCCATGAACAATATGATGTCGGCAGATATGCACACCGTGATCCCACCTCAGGCGTCCGTGGCTCCCCACGAAATGCTGATGGCTCCTCAGGCACCTCAGCCTCCAGCCACGCCTCCTCCGGCCCCCGCCCCGGCTCCCGTCCAGGTGGTAGAGGAGAAGAAATATCCTCTCGGTTTGACCAAGGAGCAGTATGAGGCGCTTATCGTTGCAGCACTGGTTGCTCTGGTCTTCTATCCCGATGTCCAGGCAAAGTTGGCTATCTACATTCCCAACTTTATGTCCAAGGATGGATCTCGCAGCATGGCCGGACTGGCTGTCAGCGGTCTCATCGTTGCGGTCGGTTTCTATCTGGCCCGCAGGTACTTTGTTGACAAGTAATTTTTACAGATCAACAAAAACTCTCCGGATGGGTTTCGATCCCATCACCTCAAGATTAACAGTCTTGCGCTCTACCTAATGAGCTACCGGAGAACAATGTGAAATCACCCAGGCAATCCACTCCATAAGAGGCTACCTAGGCTTGAACTTCACACTGTTATCTTGGAGTTTATGTTTAACTATTTGACGCATCCAGTAATCCCCCGAAGCCAGAAAGATTGGAATTGGACCAAACATCAGAACTGTCGGAGCAACTGCGATGGCAACTCCCGCCTTCTGGCTTAAAGAAAGATCCTGCATATATAGTAATGTATGGTTATTCTGTTTGGCTGGTGCCACTGAATCACCGTCTTCTGACAAAGGTCTACAAGTTCAGACACATCCCACACATCACAATCTCAACCAATCACGCTACCGTTCCTGACCCAGACAACCTTGGAAAACTTTACAATGTCGTAAATTTCAGTCCATACGGAAAGATCGGAAAGCAGTATGAGATTGATCCACTGCATTCACTTGGCTGGGAATGTGAAGTTGAGGATCTTCCTATTAAGCACACGCCTCACCTGAGTCACTTGTATTCATTCTTCCCATACACCAAAGTGTATTCGGTGTATCCCACGCCGATGCGCTTGATCGCTGAGGTCTGTGTGGCGGACACGAGATCTCCGAACTGGGAGGAGTGGAAAATAATTAAAGAAAAGATTCCAAGATAAAGTACAATGGCTTTTTTACCTTTTCTTCGGCATGGCGATCTTTATGACCTTCTGGACACGACGTCCAAGGTTCTGAATGAGCTTCCCAACATGGAGAAGCAGTTTAATACTAAAATGGCTGACAGATATCTATACAAGCGTACCCACACCACGGATGAAGGTTTTGAGATTGAGATGCACCTCCCTGGAGTGGGCAAGGACAACATTCACATCATGCTTTCTTCGGACGACCACGAGGTGACCATCGGCTACGGCGAGAACCGAAGTGCCTCATTCGATTTGCCCAGTTACGTGGATGTATCGGATGAGGGTTACAAGGCGAGTTACGTGGATGGTGTGCTTCGTCTGTTCTTCAAGATGCGAACGTCTGACAAGAAACGTCGCGAGATTAAACTTGATTAGACGAAAATAGTTCCACCGAGTCCGCCTTGGCAGCGGAAAATGTTATAGTTTACCGCGTAGAGTCTTGCTTTACGCGATATGCTATTATCAACAAGAGTTAGTTCGAAAATCTGACTGGATATTCGGCTCATATTGACGGTTCCTTCGCCTACATGAAATACGTTCGTCTTATAACTTGGCGTCTGACTGTAATAATTATAGGGTTGAATGGCTCTCATTGTCATTTGATCTATGTCAAAATAGATTTGACCGTTGAAGAATAGTCGCCATCGGGTCACCTGGTCGTTGGAATAACTCACATAAATTGCACTTGCGCCTGAACTATAGTCGAACACACCCCTGGTTCCAGAGTCATTTTGAACCACCAGAACGAATTCCTTGACGGGATTTTCAAATTCAGTTTTGAAGCGAATTTGATTTAGGTCACCCAATGTGACTCGGGCAAGTTGCGCTTGTGTTATGACATAGTCCAATTGTTTTCCAAGGAAGAATTGACGATGTTCTTCGTTCAGATAGGCAGCCTGTAGATCGAGCACGACATTGGGTACAGGAAAACTTCCCAACTCTGCTTGCGTCCGAAGTGTTATCTTGACTTCGATGGTATGCCTGTTCAGAGCCAGTAAAGGAAATGAATTCTCGTATCCCTTTCCAAAAAATGGTATTTCAACCAAGAATTGATTCGTGATCGATGACGTTCCATAACTTATGGGTGTCGCTGTGCGCTTCAGAATGGAATTGTTGCTGTTTCTAGTTCTCTGGCTGTCCGTGAGATCGGACACAACCGCCATGTATTCTCCAGTCAAACTCACGATGGTCTGTCCACCGACTGCCAGTTCTGCACGCTCTATAAATGCGTGCCCTGCATCCTGCGGAACAGTTTGAGAATCGTCGAATCTGAAATTCACTATGAAAGCCGTTATGATGTCACAAGTATCATTGTCGATTGTACAAATCGATGTCTTGCCATATCCAATATCCGAATCAAAGGCCAGACGGAGGTTCTCAGACGTGTATCCAGCCCTTTTCGTAAACACCTTTTGATAAAAACTCTGTTGTGGGTCTCCAGTCAAAAAGGTGTCTTGGTATCCTGTGACGGCAAGCCGCATACTATTATGATGTGTCAAAAAAAGATTTCAAAAAATACATACGACTAATAGATATGAACATTCAACTCAAAAAATTCAACCCCGCTTCAATGGGCGACGATAAGGTATGCGTGTTTATTGGTAAGCGTGGCACAGGAAAATCAACGTTGGTGACGGATATTCTCTATCACAAAAAGCATCTCCCGGCGGGCGTGGTGATGTCGGCAACCGAAGAAGGGAACCACTGGTATCAACAGTTCATTCCGGACTTGTTCATCTACGGTGAGTACGACAAGGACATCATAGAGAGGGTCATCGACAGGCAGAGGAAGATGGTGAATATGAAACCACCGCCAGGGAAGCAGGAACTGACATCAAGAGATATTGGAGCCTTTATACTGATGGACGATTGCATGTACGATCGACGGTTCCTAAAGGATGCCTGTATTCGCCAATGTTTCATGAACGGACGCCACTGGAAGATTTTCTTTATGTTAACGATGCAATACTGCATGGACCTCAGTCCGGACCTCCGCGCCAACGTGGACTATGTATTCATCGCTCGAGAAAATGTAATCCAGAACCGAGAAAAATTGTACAAGGCATTCTTCGGAATCTTCCCAAATTTCGATATGTTCAACCAGGTGATGACGGCGTGCACAGAAAACTATGAGGTTTTGGTGCTGGACAATACGTCCAAGTCCAACCGAATCGAGGACTGTGTGTTCTGGTACAAGGCCAAGATCCATCAGAACTTCCGAGTGGGATCTCAGCAATTCTGGAGCCTCCACCAGAAGACCTACAAAAAGGCAGGAGGCGCCACCAAACCTGGTCAGGATCCCAATGAAGTCAGGCGCAATAAGAACTCTCAAGCCCTCCAGGTGAAGAAGTTGAAATAATTATTCAGGGAGAAAAACAATGCCCAAATGGGCATTGGAACCAAGGGACACAATGGAGACCAAATCCATCGCACTCGTGACGACCGCGCTCATTGACTCTGGGTTGGTGAGCGAGACCAAGGCAGATGCGCTGGCCACCCACCTTAGCAAGGGTGCCAAGAACTGGTGCATCAAGCAAATGAAGCCAAGGGACGTGAACGAAAACCAGAGGGAGATCCAAAAGTTCAACTCAAAGGTGTGGACGGAATATCTCGCCAAGAGGAACTACATATTCGACACCACCGACAGTGGACTGGTAAAGCGCAAGACACCACTGGTGGAGAAACAAGAAAGCCTTTTGGCGATCAAGAACCAGATGGTTGGTGAAACCTTTGCGCCACCTATCAAAAAGGTCAACAAGAGACTTCTGGATCGAGTACGACTCAACAGACTGCTCACTTTGGTCAAGAAAGACATTGACGAGATGGAAAATGAGATGAAGGGTCTGACAATGATCAACCAAAAACTGGAACGCTACTTCATTCGTCGACCTTCCTTCAAACCCAAGATCTTCATCAACCAGGAAGACGAATACCACGACCTTCCTGATATCCCCAAGAGGAAACGAATTCTCAAGAGACTTTTACACCTTCTGAACATGCGTCGTCTTGGCAAGATGGAAAAGATACGCGAGAAACTCACACAAGTTCGCAGGGACACGATGACAAGTTTGGTCCAGTTGCAACGCGATATTTACATCAACTCCAAGGAGTGTTGGACGCGTGCAGAAAGGGTATCATTCTTGGACAAGAAACATGCGAACGACGAACTCAAAGCCGAGCATGCCAAAATCTCGGAACACATTTCATCGAACCTGAGCGACTACATGGTCGAGGTGCCCAATCCTTTCAAAAACGCCACAGTCATCAGCGAGAACGACACGCGAGCAAACTGGAAGAATCCAGAGTTCAAACGTCTCTACGCAAGTCGAATGCGATCACTGGTGTACGCGATTCGCAACAACGACAAGTCCAAGTTTTTGGACAGGATCAAGAGTGGAGAACTCAAGCCCAACACATTCGACACCAAGGAGATATGGGATCTTTGGTATCAGGAACCCAAGAAGGAAGTGGTCGAGAAGAGGCCTGAGGAATACGAAGACGGGATGTTCAAGTGTGGCAAGTGCAAGTCCATGAAGACTACCTATGTGGAAAAGCAGACGCGATCTGCAGACGAGCCGATGACCTTATTCATCACCTGCAGGATGTGTGGTACTGTGATGAAGCGTTAAAGAAAAGATGTGGAAGATATTTAGAATGTGTAGTATCTGCGACAAAGAGATTCCTTTTGTCTGCAAGGCCAAAGTTCGTTGTGGTCACCACGTTCATCACGAGTGTCGTCTCGGTCTCGTTCCATTCACAAAATGTTCAATATGTAATAAAATTATACTTGATAAATTTGATGTCCACTTGAGTAATAATGATGAAATATGCCACAAACGCTGTGACACGAACACGCGACGCTACTATCCACCCTGTCCGGTGGAAGGATGTGGCATGCCACTGCACAAATATCACGTCATAACAAACAAACAGTGCCAAGAACTGATCGTGAAACTCGAAGGAAAGACGTTTGAAGAACGCATGGCGATCTACCTTTCTTACGGATTCCGTGAAGATGAATTGGGAGGTGGAGAACTTGATGAAGAAACATGGAAAAGGATTCAAACAATCATTTCGGCTTCTTCGCAGGAAAAGGACAAAGATGAACAGGTTGTTGTACCGAAAGAACCTAAACCTAAACCGGTCATTTCTTTACCCAAGACATTTGAACCCCGTGAACTTGCTCCCGGAGAGCGATACAAACCACCGAACAAGTCTAGGCGACCCCAAGAGCACGGAGCTTCTCTAAAAACTCTTGTTCCTCACTCTGTGAAGGGTAGGGTTCATGCGCCCCCTCAAGAAGATTTTGCTTTATTTTCGCAAGGTCCAATCTAGAAAGGGTCACAGAACCAAGAATGTAGTCCTCGTAGGCTTCGGCGACCGCTGGAATCAGTGGTTTGACGAGATCGTACATCGCCTTGGCGTACAACTGGATCTCCGGTTGGGCATGACTGTCCATCCTTAGACGCAGATAGTGAAGAAGATTGTGTAGATTGATCTTCCAATAGAACTCGGTGTAGGTCGACAGAGGCAAATGTTCCCTCGCCGTCTCGCGGGCAACTCCGTGGTCCAATAGTCTTTGATAGACCTCGAATGCCTGTTCGCACGAAGCCTTCTGGTCCCTCAACAGAACCATGGACTCGGGCGAATCCAACACTCCATCGGACCCCTGGTGGTTCACCTTGGACTGGCCACGGAACTCTGCCGGAACGTGGAACTCCTCGGGCAGTTGCGAATAGCGACCCGAAATTTCATTGATGCTGGCAGTCCGATGACGCATGTGTTGCCGAGCCAGAAAGATAGGCATTTTGATATGAAACTTGAAGTCCACCATCTCAAAAGGGGTTGTGTGGGCGTGACGGAGCAGGTAGCGAATTAGTCCGCGGTCACTCCGAACACTCTTTGTGCCTTCTCCATACGAAACGCGGGCGGCTTGCACTATGGCGTGGTCAAGATCCTCCCTCGGCATTGTATCGACAAGACGTACGAACCCATGCTTCTCAACACGGATTTCTGACATTTATCTTACTATCGAATGTATTCTCTAATTAACATCACATCACAATCTCCCTCCACAGGGAGACCCTTGTCCCTCCACCCTTCCAGACCATCTTCAAGGACAAATATGTTAGTGAACCCATATTCGTTCATGTGAACCTTGGCCATCTTGGCAACCAGTGACTGTTTGTTGTTTCCGTAAAGTACTATGGCTTGGTCGAATCCAGGAAATGTTCGACCGGTTCCGGAGAAAAGTCCTTCCCCTCGCTTTTCCACATCCAAGTAAGTTACCTTTTCAGTTTTTTGAGGTGGTTCACTTGGCGTCTCAGACTTCGTCGTCGGCATCACGATGGGTTCATTCTGTCTGGCGACTTCAACATCATACATGCGAAAGGCCCTCTCCAATTCGGTCTCTTTATTGATCTTCAGTTTGGTTGCGTCTTCAAATTTCTTGGACTTCTCGGCAAATTCCAGGGGCTCGATATTCTTCAACGGTCTCACTTGTTCAAAAGCAATTCTTGCGCTATTCTCTTCTATTCGAGCATTGTTGGCATCGTCGGTTGCAGTGATCACCCTGCCCCGCGCCAGCAACAGGCGATCGGAGCGCTCCCGAAGCACCTTTTCCTCGTAGGACCTCTTTTCGATCCGCTTGGGGTCATTTTCACCGGCAAGGATGGCATTGATGCGATCAAACTCCGCCATGGGAAAGTTGATCGAATTCGGAAGTCTACAATTCTGAAAATGCTTCTGTGAACCTACATGAATTAGCATGAGATTTGGTCGCGACAATCTGAGACTATGTAATTGTTCTGGTGAAACCATTATATTAATATTACTCATAATTTCTTACGGCGAGTGCCACGGGGAAGCGAGGGACGCCGTCTTGGGTGAGTCCCTGAAATTGAACGGTGAGCATCTCGCCCATCAACTTGCCTCGGTTTTTCCACAACTCCCTTCGACTTTCCATGGTTCCCTTGGGTCGGGCCTTGAATGTGTCACCGTCCTTGGTCTCGCAGATCCAAATGGGCGTCCCACGGTCTTTGCCTTCTGCCTCCTCGGCGCCCACGATTTCAAACTCCTCGGTCATCATCTTCTTGTACTTGATGCACTGGGATGACCGCTTATTGAGCAAGTAGGGACTTTCGGCCACGCGCACCACCACACCCTCGTGACCCTCTGCCACAAACTTGTCGTGATATTTGTCAGCATCCTTGGCGGTCCCTTGATAGGCTGGAACAATCTTGATCATCGGATGATTGATTGACTTGATAATTTCCTTGAGCCTCTCATAGCGTTCCATGAAGGGCATCTCCAACTTACTTAGGCGAAAGTAGTCAAAGCAGTGAAATTCCAGTTTGGGTGCGTAGGGACTTTCTGAACCCCTAGCAGCACTGGTGATCTGTTCGAAATCCAAGTCCTTGCAGAAGAGTTCACCGTCCAAGAACTCACCTTCCTCCAACTTTCCCTCCAAAGCCTTTTCCAAGTGAGTCAAATGTTCGATCCTCTGTTCATTCCTGGATTGAAGCAATAGTCCACCACCCGAAAATCCAGCGAGCATCCTGACACCGTCCAACTTGGGCTGAAAGCGAATGTCACCATCAATTCCATAGGACCTCGAACTAAACGAGTAGAGCAGCATGGGTCTGAGGACAACTTCGGACCTCAGTTGAATATTGTCCATGTACCCCAACTTGACCTGTTTTCGCCACATCTGAGCGGCTTGCTCCTCGATGGGAGTCTTGCGTTTGGCATCTGGAGGGCGTTCCGTCACGGATCTTTTACCATCGATAAGACCTGTGGTTCGTCTAATCATTCCGTTGACGACCTCAACTTGCCAAATGCGAGTCTTTCCATTGGCATCTTTGCCATAAAGTGCAGGAAAGAACGTCATTTAACTAATATAGTGTTTTTTGTTTAAACCCCAGTGGAACCAAAACCTGCCACGCCCCTGGCGGTCAACTGAGGATCTGGTAATTCTGACGGATCGGGAGCCACCGGAGGATCCTGAATGGGAATTTGTGGATACAGTTCCGGGTCCTCAACAAGGTCACAATGCTCGTAACGCTCCAGAATCAACTGGGCGATACGATAACCCTGCTTGATATGAAACGGTCTGTTTCCATGATTGAAAAGAACAACCCTGAGTTCACCCTCATAATCGCGGTCGATGACACCGGCACCCACCTCGATGCCATGTTTGACGGTCAGTCCCGAGCGACTGGCGATGCGGGCATAGCATCCCCCAGGAATCTTGACTCGGATCCCCGTGGGAACCACGAACCTCTTGCCTTCGTGGACCACGCAGTCCGAGCAGGCATACAGATCATAGCCCGCAGAAAGTTCTGTGCCCCGGGTCGGTAACATAGCATCAGAATGCATCTTCTGAACAACTAAGGTATTCATGTTTTTGGTATTCATCTATAGATTCTTTTCTTTAAATACCACGCAATAACGAATAGAGTTATGAAATACCATATTTGATTATAGAAAAATCTGGCGAATTGAATGATGTAAGCCAAAAGATATTGAAGAGGATTTGTTGGATTCGCCGAGTTTCGCATGAGAAAGCGGGTCACCTTGGTCCACATCCAGTTTATGAATATAGACCATT